TCCATGATGATGATCCATGATCCCGCATCAGTCACTTACGGCAATGCCGATGATCACGAAGCTGCGGTAGGGTTTCTCAACAAGCTTGGTGACTTGATGGCGGAGATATACGCCGAACGTACCGGGGATGATCCCGATACTATCCGCGCAGACATGCGCAAGGAAATCTGGCTGACGGGTGATGAAGCTGTTGCACGAGGGTTAGCGACCGAAACCGAGAAGATCAAAGCCGTCGCATATTCCGCTTTCGACTATCGCATTTATGCCAATGCGCCCGACAGACTTAAGCGGATGGCTAAAAACAATTCATGGTCCCTTGACCATGAAATGCACGCGGCTGCACCCGCCGCCGCGCCAACCAGTCAAGAGGATGACGACATGACTGACAAAAACCCGGCGGGACAGCCTCCCGTCGATATCGCTACTGCAACCGCCAATGCCGAGAAGGCAACGAAAGAGCGGATCAAGGCGATCATGACCAGTCCCGAAGCATCGGGGCGTGAGCAGCTTGCAGGCCACTTTGCCTACGACACCACCATGTCAGCAGAAGATGCCATCACGGCATTGACGGTAGCTCCAAAAGCAGATGCCGGAGGCCAGCCCGAACCTGACCCAGCGCAGGATTATGAACACCGACGGCTGCTCGCTTCTGGTCAATCGCAACCGCAGCCTCCGCGCAAGCCCGGTACACCAAGCGCAAAGATCAACACCGGCGAGATTTACGCCTCGCGCCGTCAAGCGGCCAAGTAGGAGAAACCACCCATGGAAAATAAAGTTATGGGTCCGCGCCCCCTCGAATTCATCCTGCATGAAGGCGACGGACATATCTCGCGTGATGTTGCAAAAATTCCGGCAGGCACAGGCAAAATTTTGCCGGGTACCGTGTTGGGAGAACTAACAGCCGCAAAAGGCAGCTTCATCCCCTCACCTGCTGCTGTAGTTGCAGGAAAAGAAGGCGCTGAAAAAGCAACCGCCATCATTTGCTACGGCGTGGATGCAACCGACAGCGATGCCGAGGCCGTCATTTTGAACGTTCATGCCGAGGTAAAAACCGGGCTGCTCATCTTTGATGCTTCCGTCAACGACGCCGCCAAGCAGGCGGCAAAACTAGAACAGTTGCGCGCCGTACATATCAAGGCCCGCTAAGGAGATCCCCATATGCCAGGACTTGATATTTTCAACGATGACGCGTTTTCGGTGCAAACGCTGACCGCAACCGTCAACAATCAACCTTACCGCCCGGGTCAGATCGGCGCTTCCGGTATGTTCGAAGAAGACGGCGTCACCACAACGATTGTTTCGGTCGAGGAACGCGACGGCTCGCTTAGCCTAGTTGAGCCGACCGAACGCGGCGGCCCCGGTGAAACTGCTTCAGGTGAAGAGCGCAATCTGATCCCGTTTAATGTGGACCATTACGAGCGGAACGACTCTATTAGAGCAGACGAAGTTCAGAACGTCCGCGCCTTTGGCACTGAAAGCGAAGTCGAACAGGTAACTGATCGCGTCATGAGTAAAGCCGACAGGCACTTACTCGATCTCGATATGACCCTTGAACATCAGCGTGTCGGTGCGATCAAGGGAATCGTAACCTCGAAATCGGGGCGCGTGCTGCACGACCTTTACAACCGGTTCGGCATTGCCATCCCTGCTCCAGTGTCGCTTGATCTGAATAACGACGCCGCCAAGGTTGATGAGATTTTGGAAAAAGAGGTTGCCTGGTCCATTGAAGATGACCTTGATGGCTTCTATGACCATTTTCATGTTTGGACTGGCCGAAATCTCCATCTCAAGCTTTGGGGGCATAAGCGCGTTCGGGAAACTTTCCTAGCTACCAATGGGGCTGGGCAGCTTCGCGAAGCCATCCCTGACAAGTTCACAATCGGCAAGTTCGTTTTCGAGCGCTACAAAACGGGTTCGCGTGCGACAGCCAATAATAAGGCTGCTTATATCGACCACGATGAGGGCCGCGTTACTCCAATCGGTGCGCCAGGTCTTTTTATCACTCGTTTTGCTCCGGCTGATTACATGGAGACGGTCAATACCAAGGGTTTGCCGCGCTACATGAAACAGATCCCAATGCGCAACGACAAAGGTGTCGATATCGAGGTGCAGTCGAACCCGATCTCGCTTTGCACGAAGCCTGGCGCTTTGCGCAAGATCACTCTCTAACCAGCACCATGCACACCGGCCCGCGCCAATTGCAGCGGGCCGCATTGTTCATGCACGAGGTTCAACTATGTCGAAGAAACTCAATATAGTCGTTGCATTTCCGCGCGGCGGCATCATCCCTGCAGCGGTACTTGAAAAGTCTGAGGATGTGCCTGTTCGTCCTCATGAGCCAATCGAAGTCCCTAAAGTCTATGGAGACCATCTGATCTCCGACCGGATAGCCTACGATTATGTAGAGGCAGAAAAGCGAAAGAATGCTGCTGCGGAATTGGCGACAAAGCATGTCGAAGCAGCTAGTTCGGAAGCGGAAGCGATGGAAGCGCTGAATAAGCAAATCGCTTTGTTGACTTCCGAGAAAGACAGGCTGACTGCCAGTCTGGATGATGCCGGCAAAAAGATTTCTGAACTGAAGTCAGACAAGGTCAAGCTTTCCGGTGAGATCGGCTCTCTTCAAAATGATCTGAAGGATGCAGATAAAGTTCTTGTTGGCGAACGCGATAAATTTGGCAAGGAACTGGAAGCGGAACGCGAGAATGTAGCGACGCTCACGCAACAGCTAGCGGAAGCGACGAAGCCACCCGTTCAGCAGCAGGAATCCCTGAAAATGGAAGGCGAGACTGGAAAGACGAAATGAGCCCGTCTCCATTTGAAGAGCATCGGGACGCCCTTTACGAAGAGGTAGATGCAGAATTTGCGGAGTCTGTCCGCATTTTCCCACTCAAGAACGGCAAGACGATTGAAGGCCAACCGCCTGTTGAAATCGAAGCTGTTCTGCGCACCGAAGATCGGGCTTCATTGCAGCCAGATGGTGGAAACAATAGCGACTGGAATATCAAACTTGCAGCAGGCAAAGCAGCAATCGCGATTGACCGTGCACGGTATCCAATCATTGCTCTTTATAAGGGCTATCGTGTTTGTGCATTCACACGGTCAGGCCAGCCCATGTTTGAAGTTCAATTTGTTGATCCACGCTCTCATCGTCGTCTTTATGCAGCCCTTGGCGAATTTACTGCCGGGAAAACAGGGAATGTCTGATTATGAGCCTTGCCCGTATCGCTTTACGTGCTGCTGGCGTCGAAGCTCTGAAAGGCCGAACGCGCGCGCAGGATAATGTTCTGGATAGCGAAATCGGCATCATCGACAATGATGGTGCCGGAAATATCGAGATCGACTCCGATAGCTATTTCATCTCTGTTTATACAGATGCAGGAAAAGCGCAGGTCGGAGACAACGAACTTCGCGCTTTGCTATTGAATGGCAGGACTGAGCTTCTGTTTGAGACCGGCGTTACTGCCAAGATGTTGGTGGCCAGCCCGCAGAATGGTACAGCTATGATGCCGGAAATAGGCATCCCAGACACAGACGGCAATTTTGAATTCACGCTTGATCTAATCTCGCGTGAAATCGCGCAGGCATTAACCGATCCTGACAATACATGGGGACAGATTTTCCTAAGTTTCATTTATAGAACTGTGTCCCTTGAGCGAGGTCGGGTTGGCAATATCAGTGAAGGCATTCGCCTCGCCGCCCATCAGACTAAAATCACAGTCGATCTGATTGACGATCCAGAGCCGCGTAAATCTCTTGATCCGGACACGCCATTTTCTCGCTTCATCACAATGGCGAAAGCCAGCAATGATGAAAGTTTGCAAAAAAAGGCGACATTTATCGAAGCAATCATCACAGGTGAGCGGGAGCCGTGGGAACGACTGCAACAGGCCCACGGCATGACTTCGCAGGAGTTGCTGGCACTTGGGTTAGGTCCGCATCCGTCTGATGTTGATCGCGAAATGCATGCATGGACCGATGCAACAATCCAAATTGACGGGATTTCGCCCGCGCAAAAGGTGCCATGATGCTCCGCGATCTTATCGGTATGAAAATCGACATTGAGATGCTGAAAACCACATTCGGCAAATCTCTCAAAGTTGGCCCGGTGGCAGCCGTTGACGCAAAAAAAGGTTATCGTATCAAGTTTGGTGAAGATGAAAATGGCCAGCCATTTTTGTCACCTTGGTACCCACACCCAGAGTCAGGTGGTAACTCCAGCACGTGGATGCCGCTATCCTTGGGGCAGATCGTCGGAATGATTAACCCGAATGGTGACCCGCGACAGGGACTTCTTCTTAGGGGTGGGTTTTCGGATGCAAGCCAGCCACCAAGTAGTGACCTTCTGGCAAATGTGTTCCGGGCGTTCGGCGTAGACGCCACCGTGAAAGATGGCAAACTAACGATCAAGGGCGACCTTGTTGTTGATGGCAATGTCGATTTCAAAAACGGACACGTCAAACACAATGATACTGACATAGGCGACACGCACGTCCACGGCGGTATTGAGCGTGGCAGAAACGATACCGATCCTCCTTCAAATTAAAGGGCTGAAAAATGACCGTGAAAACCTATCGCGTCCGTCCCGGCGTCGATTGGGTGAATGGCGCTCGCGTGCCATCAACCCGCAAAGTCAGTTTATCGGATGTTGAGGCTCGATATGAGCTTGATCATGGTCGGATAGAATTACCAAGCACCAAGCAGCGCACCGATGGCGGCGAAGGCAGTCAAGATGGTCGGGATTAGTCGTCATACAGGATTACCAGTTAGCAATCTGGAATCTGCTTATCTGGGTGTCGAAGTCATCCTTATGAGACGCATCGGCTCGCTTATCATGCGTCGTGAATTTGGTGCCGGCATTGTCGAATTGCTTGGTCGCAAAATGACACCTTATCTGTTCGCCGCGTTCCAATCTTTGATTGCAACTGCAATTGATCTCTGGGAACCGCGCTTTCAGGTTCGCCGCGTCATCGTGACGGGCAGCGTCGAAGAAATCAGAACGGGACACGCTGGTTTTCAGATTCTTGCAGACTTTCGACCGCGTGGTCATCTTGGCGATACGGC